ATGTCGGCCGCCTCCACCGTGGCCGACCCGAGAACCCGATCCATGTTGGGCAAACCGTTCACGGTTTCGGCCACCAAAAGATGCACCGCGCCGTCGGCCGCCTTCTTGGTGAAGGTTAAACCGACCTGGCGCAACCAGCCGTTTTGGCTGTTCAGGAAGGTCTGGGCGTTGATGGCTCCATTGATGGTCTGTGTGACCGAATCCACCACCCAGTAATTCTCCTGCCAGGTATGCACCCAGACGTTCCGGGACCAGCGGATCTCGTGACCTGGACTGCTGCCCTCCATGCTTCCGCCGCCCTCTTGGAAGCGCTTGTCCCCAAGCTCGACCCCGGCCGGAACCTCGCCCTCGAACACCTCCTCGATGACCTTGGCGGGCGCGATGTCGCCGAAACTGCTGCCATTGGTGCAATATTTCCTCGTCGGGGAATACTCCGTACGCCTGCGGGTCCTGGTCAGCATGCGGGCCTGGACGCTCTGGTACTGATACTGGGAGAGCAAGAGCTCCCCGGCCAGGCCGGTGGTGGCCAGCCGGGCCGTCAAATCGTGCGCGGGCAGGACCATGCCGGAGAAATCGCGCACGTTGGCGTCGTAAGGGTTGAAAAGCGCTAGCTGCTGCTCGGCCTCCCCGGCCCAGGGAAAGCGCGCGCCCATCTGGACCAGCGCGTGTTGCTCGGGGTTGGCCAGATCGGTTTTGTCCGAGGTCAGATAATTGTCCGCGTCATATTCCACATAGGAGGCGGGCAGCTGTAAGCGGTCGCGGATCAGGGCCACCTCGGCCGCCAGCTTCGAGACCAGACCCGAGGTGGACAGCCCTTTGACCAACGCGGCCAGAGAGGCGATGTCGCTCATGAGCGAGGCCAATTTCGGCCCGGCCAGGGCGATCCAGCGGGCGTGCTCCAGCCCGAGCTGATAGACCTCGTAGAGCCGCATGAGCTTCTTGTTGTCGGCCAGGACGATCTCCTGGATGCCCGAGGCGTCAAGGCGGACATGGGCGATGGTCGTGTAGCCGGTCGGAGCCTCGGGCTTCTGCGGAGCCGAGGACTCCAGGCCGGGCGTCACCTGCAAGGCCACCTCGCGAAGCTGCTCCATGGCCACGGCGCGCGGCTCGGTCTGGCCGGATTGCAGGTCGATGAGGAAGTCGCGCGGCTGCACGTCCGTCTCGATCTCCTGCCCAAGGACGGACAGGCACAGCCATTTTTCGTCCGCCACCGGCAGATAGGAGAAAACCGAGACGGTCTCGCCCTCATCTTTGCGAAAGACCTTGCCAAGATCCCCAGCCCAGAGCCGCCCCGGCGCGATGTCCAGCTCGGTGGCCGTCTTGAGCGTCACGGCCAGCCCCACGAACATGCGCTCGCCGGTGATGGCGTCCAGGATGATGTGCTGTAGGGACTGGTCGGCGAAGGTTTGCAGGGCCGTCATGTCGGCGGCCTGAAACTCCTGACGGTCACGAAATACAACCTGACGCTCCATTAGAGGACCTCCATGCGGTATTCGCCCGCGCGCGCGTCCCCGGCCAAAAGGCCCGAGCTCGCCCGCAGCGGACGGTGGTTGGTGATGGAAACGACGATTTTGTCCGAGAACCGGACAGCCATTTTGCCCACGCGGCGCATCGTCCCGATCCAGATCCCGGCCTCGAGCTCCGCAAAATGCCCGCATCCCAAAAAGCCGGTGCAAAATTGCGCCTTGCCTGGAGCCGTGCGCCGCATGTCCACGGCCGCCTCGGCCGTATGCGGCGCGAAACCGCCCAGGCGGAACGCCCCGAAAAAGGTGGACGTCTCGCGCCGGGAAAAGGAAACCCGCTCCGGATCGAACAGTTTCGTGCGGCGATAGAGCCGCTCCGCCGCCGTGGACCGGCGAAAGAACCCGACCACGAACCCGCCGCCGCGCCCGGAAAACACATCCTTCCAGCGGTTCCCCAGGTGCAGGGCACAGACGCTCCCCGGCTCGCCGATCTGGTCCGAGCCCATGCGCACAGGCTCCAGCGAAGGCCGTACGGACAGGGGCCGCCGCCGGGCGATTTCGTCGGCGTAGCCCTCCTCCAGGCGCAGCCGATAGAAGCGCGACCGGGCGCCCGTATCGCACAGGAACCCGACGAAGCCGCCCGAAAAGAGCGCCCGTCCGGCTTGGCCCGGCAGGCGCACGTCCACGTCCCGCACGGCCGAACGCGTGACCAGGTCGCGCTCGGTGGCCAGGGAATCCAGGGCGTCCTCGGAGTCGGAAACAGGATCAAACAACGTCACCCGGTCGCCGATGCGCAGGATGGCGTCGGAGACATCCGGGAACATGGCCCCCAGGTAATCCCCCAAGACCGCGCCCTGCTTCGTTCCGGCATGCCGAAAGGGGTAGATGCGGATCTCGGGATGCGGCGCTTCCCAGGCCGCCCGCTCGGATTCGCTCAGCGAACAACCCAGAAAACTCTTGTGCGGCGGGCTGGCCGCCAGGAGCTCGCGCTTGAGAAAGGTGCGCAGGTACAGCCCCAGGCCGTATTTCGTGCCTTTGAAACGGTGAAAGTCGAAAAACCGCCGGATCAGGTCCAGGCGTTCCGCCCGACTCTCCAGGAGATCGTAGCCGTCCACGTGCCAGCCCCAGGCCACCAGATCCAGGACCGCGTCCGGCAGGGCGGCCAAGTTGTGGTAGACCAAGACCTTGGGCGTCGCCGCCACGATGGCGGACAACTCCGGCTGGCAGGCCCCGGCGGCCGCCTCCACGCCCGCATCCCCCTGGATGGAGGACGGCAGGAGCTCCGCGAGCTTGGTATCGGCCAGATAGCGGGCCATCTAATCGCCCTCCACGCCGCCGTAGGCCACGTCGACCGCGCCCGCCACGGCCAACTCCTGTGCGGTCAGGGTCCGGGCGACCGGAGAGAGGATCTCCACGCGCTTGGCCCCGGCCTGCTCCACAAGGGTTGAGAGCCGGGTCGGGTTGAGGTCGCGCCCCAGCCGCGCCCGCTGCCAGGCGGCCCACTCCGCCACCGCCGCCTCCACGGCCAGGGCGATCGTGGCCGCCGACGCGGCCGAACCCTCGCCCAGATACCAGACGAGGCTCACGTCATAGACCACGGGATCCGGCGGCAGAACGGCCACGATGTCCGTGAGCGGCCGCACCGACTCCTCGCGCAGCAGCGCAGATACGGCCGCCAGGACCTCAGACGTGGGCAGTTCTCCCCCGGCCAGGAGCGGATAGACCTCCACCCGGCCGGGCGTGGGCGAAACCACGGCCACATCCACCACGTCCTGATGCGCCGATAACGCCCAGTAGCGGTAGCCGTCCCTGGGCCCGCAGGTGCTGAACCGTTCCGGCGAAAGCTGGACGCGCTCCCGGAACTTGTCGTCGCCTTCCTGGTCCGCTCCGCCCAGAGTCAGGGTCACGTTGGCCACCCGGTCCACATAAGGAATCACGTCCGCCAACCGGCTGATCTGCCCGGCCAGAAACCCGTTGCCCTTGCTCCCGGCCAGCGTACAGGCCGCCGTCGCGTCCACGGACGTTTCCCCGGCCGGAATCTCCACGGCCTCCATCGTTGCGAAATGGATGTTGCCGTCCGGCGTGGCCCGCGTCCCGGACGGGATGGGAACCGCGAAGGAAAGCGGCGCATTCAGGGAAAAGCGCAAGGTGGTTTTCGCGGCGGAAGCGGACATGCGGCCGCAGTTGGTGAACGCGCCCAGGTGGTCCAGGAACGGTCCGGCCGCCAGCCGCACCAGATTCATCTTGCCGGTGTAGTCGATGACCGAGCGCTGCTGGGCGATGACGTAGGCCAGGGATTCCAGAAACAGACGCACCGGGTCGCCGGGATAGAGGGTTGTCCCGGAGACGGCCTCGTAGGCCGCGATGACCGAGGCCTCCACCCTGGCGGCGTCGGTCTCGCAGAAATCGATGTCAGGCAAAGCGGGCAGATCAGGCATTCAGGCGAACCCTCACGCGCGGGACCAGACGGCCGTCCGCAGTTTCCGAGTTGTCGAGCCGCACCCAGGTGACGCGCACCACCTTGACGCGCGGCTCCCAGCGCTCCACGGCCGCAATGACCGCGCCGGTCATCTTCGTCTGAGCCACAGGCTCGGGCGTATCAAGCATGGAATCGTCGATGCCGAAGGTGCGATCGAGCGGCACGCTGCCCTGGATAGTGGCCAGAATGGTCCGGACGTTCTGCAGGATGGAACGGATCCCGCTCGCGCCGATCTCCACCGGCCCGAGCGGGCCGCCCAAAATGTCGAACTCCGAGCTTGCGGCGTACTCGCGAACGCTGGCCATCAGAGAACCACCTCCGTGAGCCGCGCCACTTTCCCGGCAAGGGAGGCCGACCGGCCCAGCCCCGTGTCCACGGTTTCAAAGGCGCTTGCTGCATCCACGCCATCGAGCCAGCCCAGATCCGCGAACCGGGCCACGTCTTTGAGCTCCCCGGACCGGCCCATAAATTTCTCAGCTACCGACGCCGCGTCAGAGCCCAGAACGTCGGACAGGGCGCTCCGGGCCGCGCCCAGGGAAACCGCGTCGGCCAGATCCCCGGCGCTTTGGACCACGTCCGCCACAGCCCCGATGGGCGAAGACTCCGCCAATTTGCCCAGGCTCCCGGCGTCCAGACCCATCTTGTCCAGCCCCTTGGAAACAAGCCCGGAGACGCCGCCCTCGGCCAGCTTGGCCGCTTCCTTGAGGCCTTCCGCCGCCTTGCCCAGCTTCTCCTTGAAGCCGCCCCCGGCGTCCTCGGCCTGGGCCGCCACCTCGTCCACGGCCTCGTCCGGAACCTCGGTCACGCCCTTTTTGGCGTCCCCGACCGCAGCCGCCGAATCCGTACGCGCGGCGTCGAGCAGCTTGGGCACGCCGGTCAGGCCCTGGCGGTAGGCGGGATCCTCCTCCCGCTCGTGGTATTCCTTGAGCGAGAGCGAGACCACGGCCAGAAACAGGTTGCCCTTGTTGTCGAAGCGGCTCTGGCTCTCGGACAAGCTCTCCAGGACGAACTTGCCGTAGGGCTGGCCGCCGATGGTCAGGGGCTGCGGTTCGGCCTCGTCCCGGATCTTGCGCAGCGCGTCCAGCTCCGAGGCCGGAGCCAGCCCCAGACCCGCGTCCAGCCGCACCGTGAACGAAATCTCCTCCAGATCAGGCCCCACGTACTGCAGGACCGGCTTCTCCTGGACCAGCTCATGCGCGGCCCAGCGCGCCTTGCCGGACCGCTGCAAATCGTTCCAGGTGCGGATGCGGTCGGAGGAAACCTCGAACGTGACGTCGCCGAATGATCCGAGCATCTATTTCTCCGGTTCCTCGGGCGCGTCCAGGCCCTCCAAAGGTTCATAGGGGAAGGCCAGAACCGGCGAGTCGGTCCACGTCTCCAGTTCCTTGCGCCGACGCACCCGGATCTTCTCGCGCAGATCCACGTCGACTTCGCCCTCGAGCACGGCGTCAATCCGGCCGCCGAAGGTCAGGACCGAGTCCCCCTCAATGCGTACGTTGGCCCCGCCCTCCAGGGTCAGGTGAACGTCCTGGCCGATCTTGAGCCGCACCTCGCCCGAGGCGATCTCCCCGGACAGGCGATGGTTCTTGCGGTCGTACTGGAACCAGGTCCCGTCCTGAAACTCCACGTGGCGTTTGTCCTGATCGGCGACGGGCGGCGTGTCGCCCTTGGAATAGATGGCGCCCAAACACACGCCCTGCTCCAGGCCGTAGCCCAGGCAGACGCAGGTCACGTGCTCGCCCACATCCGGCATGTGGTAATCCTGGTCCTTCAGGGTTTTGCGCTGCAGAACCGGGAACGGGTAGGAGACCATGCCGTCCGCGTCCTGAAACTGCACCCGCACCATGCCCGTCTCCGGCTCGGTGGACGTGACCAGCCCCACGCGGATCATATGGCCCTGGGCCTGCTCCAGCCGCTCGATGCGCCGCACCAGGTCGCCCATCATAAGCCGCTCCCGTCCTGGTTGAGCGCGATGTCGGTCTGCCCGTCCGAGTCCATGGCCTGCTTGAACTCCAGCGAGGTGGCGTAGCCGCCGCTGCGGCCGATCTTGTGCGCGGCGCTCTCGACGCCGTACTTGCCGTCGAACGCGCCGAAGCCGGAAAAGGAGACGTTGAGCCCGGCTTGCATGCCGGGATGGCCGCGCAGATCCACTGAGCCGGAAACCCCGGCCTTGTTGGCCTTGCGCAGCCGCTTCTTGGCCGCGTTCTCCGCCGCCGGCAGGCTCTCGTAGCGCTCGTTCAGGGCAAGCGTCTGGCCGCTGCCCTTGGGCGCGCTCCCCGGCTTGTGCTCCACTTGGTAGAGTTCCTTGTCTTTCGGCGACCAGTAGGAGGCCTTGGCCGAATCATAGGTATCGTGAGCCTGGGCCTGGAAGCGGTAGCCCGTGAGGGAGCCGTCCCCGCGCTTGATCGTGTAGGAAGACGGCTTGGCGTCGTAGGCCTCGTCGTCATAGAGCGCGAGCTGCTCGTCCGTGATTTTGAGATTCAGGCCCTGCTCCTCGGCCAGCCGCTGCAGAAAGGCCAGATCCGACTCCTCGCGCTGGTCCACCCGGCCGTAGACCGTGGAGGACGAAGCGTCGAAAAGGAGCTCCAGCCCTTGCTCCTTGGCGATGGTTTCGGCGATCTCGGACAGGCCCACGTTCTCCCAGGCCCTGGTCTTCTTCTCCCGGCGCATGGACGAGCTCACGGCCGTGGACACGGCGTCGATGCTCAACACGTCCGGCGGCCCGCCGAATTCCACCCGGTCCACCTGGAAGGTCCCGCAGTTCAGGCGCTGGCTGTCGCCCTTGGCGTCCCAGTCCTCACACTCGATAACCGCCTGCAGGGTCTGGCCGGTCTCGGGAAACCAGGCGTCCACCCAGCGCCCTTCCGTGTCCTCGAGCTCCACGCGCAGGGTGTCCGACTTGCCGTGGGCGTGGTCCGTATAGGTGAAGCCGCGCAGGTACGGGGCCACGTCCGCCGAAATGTCCTTGCCCCCGTAGAGCAGTTGCACCGTGGCTTTGCGCATCAGCGCCGCCTCCAGGGCGGCGAGGGCCGGTCAACGTACTGTTTGGGCAGATCAGGCAGAACCAGGGCCACCCCGGCCCGGAAAAACACCGTATCCAGATGCACGGGATTGGCCCGGGCCACGTCCATGGCGCGCTGCTCCGAGCCGTAAACCCGGTAGGCGATGATGTCGTATGCGTCGCCCTGTCGTGTTAGGTAAATCTTCGCCATCACCATGCCCCTACGCGTAGGAAATCCTGCGGTCCTCGGTCAGGACCTGCGCGATCATGCGCTTGAGCCGGGCCTCGGAGTTGCGCAAAACCTCATCCAGCTTGCCCGGCGAGGCCTCACCCTGGACGGTGATCACCGGCGAGAAATGGATAGTCATGGACTGGGCGCCCTGGGCCCCGCCCTTGGGCGCGGAAGCCGGACCGCCGAACCCGCCCATTCCAACGGGAGCATGTCCCGGAGCCATGCCCGGAAGCATGCCGGGAACCTGCCCGAGGCCTCCCAACCCCTTGTCCAGGACCTTCCCGGCCATGGCCATGCCCCTGGCCAGCGGCGCGGCCATGGGGTTCGCTCCCATCCTGGCGATGCCCGCCCCGATGGTGGCCGGAATGGCCATGCCCGCCGCCGTCAGCCTGGAGAACGGCCCCCTGGGCGCGTCCGAATGCGGGATGTATTCGGCCACCTTGGCGAACACGCCCTTGACCGTGTCCACCATGGCCGCCGCCTTGGCCTTGATGCCGTCGATAAACGTGCCGATGAGTTTGCCGCCGCTCTCGAAAAGGTTCAGGCCGGAAAACCATTGCAGCACGCCGCTAAAGATGGACTTGATCGTCTCGACGGCCGCCGATGCCCGCGCCACCACCCCGTCCCACATGGAGCCCAGCAGGCCCACCAAGGCCTGGACAGCCTCGACCTTGAGCAGGGAGTCCCACAGTCCGGAAAAGAACGTTTTGACCGTCTCCCAGTTGCGCACCAAGAGGTAGGCTCCGGCGGCCAGGGCAGCCACGCCGATGACGATCAGCCCGATGGGGTTGGCGTTCAAGGCGATGTTGAGCGCCCACTGCGCCGCCGCCAAAAGCTTGGACCCCACCGCCGCCGCGATCTGCGCCGCCTTGAGCGCGATGGTCCCGTTCCTGAGCCCGGTGAGCGCCACGCCGCCGACCTGGAAAAGCTTGACCAGACTGAGCCATCCCCCGGCGATCCAGGTCCAGACGTAGCCGAGCACGCTCCCGGCCGCCGCCAGGGAGGCCAGCCCGCCCACGCTCCCGATCACGGCGGCGGACAGGGTCGGAAACCGCTCAGTGAAATCCGCGATCTTCATGGCCACGACAGCCACCTTTTCGCTCACCGTCTTGATGACCGGCAGGAAAGCGGAACCAAGGTTGATGGCCGCGATCTTGGCGATCTTCCCGATCTTTTCCAGGCTCTTGGCCGCCGTGGCGTTTCTGGTCTGAAACTCCCTGGTCATGGATCCGAGATAATCCTGCTCGTTGGCCACCAGCTTCTGGGCGGCGGCGTACTTGTCCAGGGAGCCGACCACGGTGGCCATGTCGTCGGCGAACTCCTGCCCGAAAAAATCCATGAGCACGCCCATGCGCTGCTTCTCGTCCACCTGGGAAAGCCGCTCCAAAAACGTGTTCAGCGCGCCCTGCGCGTCCTGGGCGATGGCGGTCTTGAGCCCCTTGGCCGACATGCCTATGGCCTTCAAGCCCTTCTGAAACTTGTCCCCCTGTTTGTCGGCGGTCATGAGCTTGCCGAGCATGGCGTTGATGGCCGTGCCCGCCACTTCCGGCGGCTTGCCCAGGGCGATGAAGGCATTGGACAGGGCCGTGGCCTGCACCACGTTCAGGCCGAATTGCTTGCTCATGCCGCCGATCCTGGTGAGCGTGTTCACCATGTCCGAGGCCTTGGCCGCCGTGTTGTCGGACAGATGGTTGACGGCGTCGCCCACCCTGGAAAGCCCCTCGATGGGCACGTCGTAGACGTTGGACAGCTTGGCCATGTTGTCGCCCGCCGCCTCGGGCAGCATGTCGAAGGCCGTGGCCATCTTGGCCACGGTGTCGGTGAAGGCGGGGATCTTCGCGGCGGCCACCCCGAGCTGGCCGCCGGATTCGGCGATGGCCGCAAGCTCCGCCGGATCCATGTTCAACGGCACAGAGAGCCTGAGCAGGCTTTTTTCCAGAGTCTTGATCTCTGCGTCCGTGCCGCTGACCACCTTGCGCACCCCGGCGAATGAGGTCTCGAAATCCATGGCCATCTTGGCCGGGGCCAGGGTGGCCGCGCCGATGGCCGCGCCGCCAAGCACGGCCCCGCCGACTCCCGAGAGCATGGCCCCGCCCATCTGCTGCCGCCTTGAACGGTTGGCCTGGATCCTGGCCATGGTGGATTGCAGACGCGCCTCGGCCCCGCGCGCCTTTTCAGCCTCCTTGGCCAGTCGGGCCTGGCTGGCGGCCAGATTGGTGGTAGCGATCCCGGCCGCGCGCATGTTCGTGCGAATCTTGCCCAATTCCAGATTCTGCCCGGCGAGCTTTTCCTTGAGGAGCCCGGCCTTGCGCGTGGCCGCCTGGAACTCCTTCTGCAAGCCCTTGGACGGGGCTTCGGTGGAACGGATGGCCGCGCCCAGGCGTTTGCATTCCGCCTGGGCAGCGCCGAACTTCTTGGCCGTATCCCCGATCTCGGTCTTGAGAGCCCGGAAGCGGGAGATGTCGGCCCCGCCGCGCTCCAGCGCCCTGGCCTGTTTGCCCAGGTTCGCAAGCGTCCCGGACGCGCCGCGCATGGCGCCCGTAAACGAGGAGCCCAGCTTGCCGCCGATCTGAAAGGCCAGTTCAAATATCTTTGCCATTTACATGTCCGGAAAAGCTTCTTTCGCCGCTTCGATCCAGTCGACCAGGTCGTCCACAAACTGGTCGAGGAAGAACGCCAAGCCGCCGCCGGATGCGGCGGCGAGCCGCAGGCAGCTCACCCGCGCCTCGCGCGCCGACATCAGAAAAAACCCAGGTTCGCCGCCTTGCCGGAAAGCGCGGTGATGTCGCCGGTGTCCATCTCCTCGAAAACTTCCACGGCCAGACCGGTGGACCGGGCCAGAAGATACAGGGTCTTCTCCATCTCCCCGGCGTCGGACGCGCCCCTGGCCTTCATCTCGCGTTCGACCGCGATCAGATCGCTGCCCTTCATGCGGGAAAGGACCACGTCCTTGATCTCTTCTCCCTCGACCGTCACCGGCGTTTTGAGAACGTATGCATTGTCCACGATTCGCTCCTATTCCAGGCCCAGGGCGCTGCGCACGTCCGCGAGCTGATCCTCGCCCAAGACCTTGAA